TGCAGCAGCTGGTCAATTTGCTAAAACAGATTATTCACCTAATATGAAAATAGGAGACTTCTACGTTTTTCCATATGACATGAGACACTGCGTATATCCGTTTAACGGGACTAAAGAAGTTAGAAGAACATTAGTTTGTAACGTAGACGTTGATTACAATCCTGTATCTTCAAGAACTGGAGCTGGATTACACGAATGACACAAGTGCCAAAAATGCCTAAATGGCAATCTTATATTGCTACAACCACAGAACCTATGTTTACACCTGAACAATGCAAAATGATTATTGATGCTGGTCATCAGTGTGCACCAGAACAAGCCAAAGTCGGCGGGGGAGATAAAGGTAAATACGACACTAAGAAACGAGTGACAACTATATCTTGGATACCTTTTGCTAAACTACCACAGATGTATAAAGTCATTGAGAATCAATTATCTATTGTGAACTTAAATCATTTTTATTTTGATGGTGTAAGACTAACAGAACCTGCACAATTTACAGTATATCCTAAAAAAGGTTTTTACGATTGGCACATGGATTTAAATGCTTTTGGTCAAGAGGGACAGAATCCAATTAGAAAAATATCTATGACTTGTTTATTATCAGATCCTTCAGAGTTTACTGGTGGAGATCTTCTTTTTTCAGAGATGGGTGATGCTAAACCTCTGCCCTTGAAACAAGGACAAGCAATATTCTTTGCATCATTTTTAAGACACAAAGTTGCACCAGTTAAAAAAGGTGTAAGAAAATCTTTAGTTATGTGGTTTGGAGGGCCACCATTTAAATGAAAAATAAAAATCAACTACAAAGAAAAATACTTTTTCCAACTGCTGTTTATTTTAAAGATGTAGCAAACGCTAAGGAACTTAATAAGTATTTATTTAAAGAAATAAAAAAGTGGCGTAAAGCAGATCCTGAAGGAGAAAAGAAAACAAACTCTGGCTTTGGTTGGCATAGCAAAACTGATATGGATAAAAGAAAAGAGTATAAACCTCTTATCGACGAATTATTTCAAATGGGATATGAGTGTAATCAAGACTATGGTATTACAGGTAAATTAGGACTTGGTAATATGTGGGCTAATATTAATCCTACATATAGTTATAATAAAACACATACTCATCCTAACTCCATGTGGTCAGGTGTATATTATATTAAAGTACCAAAAAACTCAGGTAAATTATTTTTGGAGGATCCTAGACCAGGACCGAATACACACATGCCTAGAAGAGCTGATAACCTACCCGAACAATTATGGAGAGTGTGTGCTTACGAACCTATGGAAGGACGTATGATCTTTTTTCCATCTTGGTTACCTCATGGTGTAGATATAAATATGAATACAGACAAAGGTGAAAAAAACTGGAGAATATCTGTATCTTTTAATTTTATACAAATATGAGTTTTAATAAAAAGAAGTATCAAGTTATACGTGGTGCTATATCAAAAGAAGTAGCAGACATAGCATACACATATTTAAAATTATCTGCAGATGCAGATAGTTGGATGTTAGAAAACAACATAACTCACCCTGGTAATAGACTTGTAGGTAATTTTAACGATCCACAAGTTCCAAACTCTTACGCTAAATATAGTGATAGATTGATGGAAACATTGCTAGTTAAAACCATAGCTGTGATGCAAAAGAAGACAGGACTTAAGTTAGTGCCCACATACTCATATACAAGACTTTATAGAAAAGGTAATATCTTACAAAGACACAAAGATAGACCTAGCTGTGAGATATCTACTACATTAAACCTAGGTGGAGATGCATGGCCTATATTTATCGATCCTACGGGGTCTGACAACGTCATAGACGAGTATAAAGGCATACATAAGCCTGGGGCACCCAAAGGTGTGAAAGTAGACCTAAAACCAGGAGATATGCTTATTTACTCTGGATGTGATTTAGAGCATTGGAGAGAGCCTTTTCAAGGCAAATTATGTGGTCAAGTATTCCTGCACTATAATCATGCAGACGGAAGGTTTGCAAAGACCAATTTGTATGATAAAAGACCTATGCTAGGAATAGTCAAATAACGTTGAATATCAACGCAATCTAATATAATCTGGAGATCTATGCTACAAAAGATAGGGTTTTTACCTGGAATAAACAAACAGATTACTGCAACTGGTGCTGAAGGACAGTGGATAGACTGTGATAACGTTCGTTTTAGATATGGCACACCTGAAAAAATAGGAGGTTGGACACAACTAGGAGCTGATAATATTACAGGTGCAGCTAGAGCTTTACATCAATTTACAAATAGTGAAGGTCGAAAGTATTCTATTATAGGATCAAACAGAATTTTATACGCTTATTCAGGTGGTGTGTTTTATGATATACACCCAATAAAATCTACGACAACACTTACAAACGCTTTTAGCACGACCAACGGATCAACTGAAGTTACAATAAATTTTTCTACCACTCACAATATTCAAGCAGGTGATATTATATTATTAGATAATTTTTCAACAGCAACCAACTCTGATTTTGCTGCAGCAAACTTTGATGACATAAGGTTTATGGTAACAACTGTGCCAACATCAAGCACACTTACAATTACCATGCCATCCGCAGAATCAGGATCTGGTGCATCTGAATCAGGCGGCATTAGAGTTAGACACTATTACCGAGTAGGACCAGATGTGCAAGCACAAGGTTTTGGTTGGTCACTTGGGTCTTGGGGTGGTGAAGCTGTAGGAGCGTACACAACTGTTTTATCAGCGGACATATCAGCAGCTGCTACAAGTATAACATTAAACGATGCTTCTCAGTTACCAAGCTCTGGAACCAACTTTATAAAAATAGGAACAGAAGAAATATCTTACACAGGTATATCAACGAACACACTTACTGGTGTAACAAGAGCTGTGCGAAATACAACAGCTGCATCACATTCTGCTGGGGCCACAGTAACAAATACATCTGATTTCGTAGCGTGGGGTGAGGCAGCATCAGGTGACTTAATTATAGATCCTGGTATGTGGTCTATTGATAACTTTGGTGACAAAGCTATTTGTTTAATTGTAGATGGTGAAGTATTTGAGTGGAACTCTGCAGCTACAGATGCAACTAACTCTAGAGCAACAATTATATCTGGTGCACCAACTGCATCAAGACACATGCTAGTATCAACACCAGATCGACACTTAGTGTTCTTTGGAACAGAAACAACGATTGGTACAAAGTCTACACAGGATGATATGTTTGTTAGATTCTCAGACCAAGAAGATATTAACACGTACACACCTACAGCAACCAATACAGCAGGTACACAAAGACTGGCCGACGGATCACGGATCATGGGAGCAATTAGAGGTAGAGATGCAATCTATGTATACACAGACACAGCTCTATTCTTGATGCGTTTTGTTGGTCAACCGTTTACATTTGCCTTTGTGCAAGTTGGAACAAACTGTGGGCTTATTGGTAAGAACGCAGCGGTAGAGGTAGATGGAGCTGCATACTGGATGTCAGAAAATGGTTTCTTTAAATATGCTGGTGCTTTGCAATCACTACCATGTTTAGTAGAAGACTTTGTATATGATGATGTTAATTTAGATTCTGGTAATCAGATGATATCAGCAGGGCTTAATAATTTGTTTGGTGAGATTATGTGGTTTTATCCAACAGAAAATTCTGCCGTGGTAAACAAAATGGTATCTTATAATTACTTTGACTCTACGCCACAAAGACCTGTATGGACTGTAGGTACATTGGCTAGAACAGCTTGGGCTGATTCTGCTGTGTTTGGTAAACCACATGCTATGGAGTATGATGCAGATGGTGTTGAGCCAGCTACGTCATCTACATATGTGCAAGGAAACACGGATGGTATTACAACATACTATCAACACGAGACAGGAACAGATCAAGTTAAAAGCGGAACAGTTACAGCTATTACAGGCACAATAACATCTGGAGATTATGATATAACTGCAACAAAAGAGGGTGGATCTACGTTTAAAGGCGATGGTGAGTTTTTAATGAAAATTAGAAGATTTGTACCAGACTTTATATCTCAAACAGGAAATACAAGAGTTACATTAAATTTAAAAAACTATTCCAACGATGCAGCAGCTAGTTCGTCATTAGGACCCTTTACAGTTAGCTCATCAACGACTAAAGTAGATACAAGAGCAAGAGCTAGAGCAGTAGCTCTAAAGATAGAAAACACAAGTACTAGTCAAGACTGGAAGCTAGGCACGTTTAGATTAGATGTACAACCAGACGGTAGAAGATAATGTCAATAATAAATTTAGATAATATTACGAATATAGCAACAGGACTTGATAAAGAACTTTTAGATATGACATATTCAGATAAATATTATCGAGATGTAATTCAACCTGCTAAACTTGGAACAGGACCTATGCCAGGTAGAATGGAAATGATTGGTCAAAGTTTAAGAAACTTTGGACCTTTCAAAGCTATGGGTATAGGTCTGCGTCCAGACATATATGGTGAAAGAGCAACGCCAACAAAAGCAGCACAAAAATTTTTAGACACATTAGGAAGTGCAGCTAAATTTGGAGTAAGAAGAGTTGCACCTATTTTAAGTCTTTTTAGTTCAACACCATTAGGTGCTGATTCTGAAATAACGGATGAAGAAAGACAATCTATTGAACGTCAACCTCCTTCATTTAGAAGTTTAAGTGATCCTGAAGTTTATGGAGAACTTGATGAGGAAAAAAATTTATTAGAAAAAATTTTAGAGTTTGCTCCTCTTATCGGAGAAAAATCATTAACTGGTATTTTAAGAGGTGCTTTAGATAAAACTAGAAGTGGGTTAGCTAGTTTTAGAGATAAAATAGGAACTAGACTTGGACCAGCACCATTTGGAACTTCACAAGCTGCATTTAATGCCTTAACACCATCACAACAACGATCTGTTGCATCTATTTATGGACAAGGTGGTATTATGCAAGGATACAATCCTGTATCAGCTTTTGGTAGAGGACCAGCAGGTGCTATTCAAAATAGAATAGATGCAATATTAGGAAGAAAAGCAGCACAAACAGCAATCTCTAGACAAAGAGTTAAAGATCTACAAGCAGCTTTAAATCAAATTGGTGGTAGTGGAGATGATAGCGGTGGCGGGGGCTATAGTCAATCGGCAGTAGATGCTGGAGTACAAGCAGCGGAGGATGATAGATAATGGCAAAGATAGTACAAGTATTAACAAGACCAGCACCAACTTACAGGCAAGATGTTGCTGATGCACAGGTAAGGGACCTTGACGGTATCTTACAAAAATTAAACACAACGTATCAACAAGATTTAAAAGATGAAATGGAAGCAGAAAGCTTCTTTATAAATTAATGGCAAATAGTTTTATAAATAAAAAAGCAGATCTAACGACTACAAATCTTACGACACTATATACAGTGCCGTCGTTTAAAACTGCTGTGGTTAAATCAATTTTAGTATCTGAAGATGCAGGTTCAGGAGCTAGTATTACAGTGACTTTGGTGGACGCATCGTCTAATATATTTAGCTTATTTAAAAGCAAATCTATATCTTCAAATACTACAACAGAGCTACTATCTCAACCTCTTGTAATGGAGGCTAGTGAGGCTTTGAAAGTCCAAGCTACTGATGCAAACGAGCTGCACGTCATAGCTTCTATATTAGAAATAGAACCAAGAGAGGTAACAACGTAATGCAAACAATAAAACCAGAGAAGATTATAACAACCATATCTAACCTGAAGACAGGCGAGGTATACAAAACAGAAGAAGATTGGAAGGCAAAAGGAGTGCCAGAAGCGGAAATAAGACGGGATGTAAAGGTTATCATGCCCACTCTTGATTTGTTTCCTAAAACAAAATAGAAGATAATATGCCGTTTAAAAAACTTAAAAGTATAGGAAAAAAAGTATTAAAGCCAGTAGGTAAGGCAGTTAAAAAGATAGTGCCTAAAGAACTTGCAGGTATTATGCAAGTCGCAGCACCTTTTACAGGACCAGCTGCACCTTTTGTTTATGCTGCAGGAGCATACAAACAATCTGGTAGAATTAATCCTATTGTGGCTGCAACGTTAGCTTTACCATATGTGGGCCAAGTAAGAGGTGAGGGACTTGGTGGTTTACGTTATGGTAGATTTGATCCATCACAATTAGGTGGAGAAATTGGTCAAATTAGAACAGCTAGAGATTTATTAGGATTAAGAGGAGCAGCAGAAGGAACTCTTCGTGGTAAAGCAGAAGACTTTTTGTTTGGAGAGGGGCAAACAACAAAACCATTTGAATATGAGAGTATGGTAGATGGTAGTACCATGACCACTGATCAAATAGTACCAGGGACACGAGGTATATTAGGAGCAGAGGGTGCTTTTGATCCTATTAAAGGTAAATTATTAACTAAAAAAGGTGGTGGTCTATCACCTACAAAAGTAGCAACAGCAGTAACTATGGGTCTGTCGTTGTCACAAACACAAGATCAAATTGAAGAAGAGGGTCAAGAGTTGGGATTAGCAGATTCTGAAATAGCAGCATTACAAGAGGAAGCAGCTGCCATGTGGCAAGACTTTGACACAACAGCATTTAGACCAAAGACAACTGCAGCTATCGGTGGTTTGATGAGAAAGAATCTTGCAATGGGAACAGTAAATCCTTTTAAACCAAAACCAGAAGATTATGGTGTTGAAGATAATGAACTACCAGCAGATCCTAAACCATTTAAACCAAAGCCAAATGTAGGAAACAAAGCAGAAATTACAGCAGAAATGATGGCCCAAGAATATTTTGGGGTGTCTTTTAATGAATTAACAGAAGCACAAAAAAAAGGTATTTTAGAGCTTATAGGTGCGAGTAAGCCAGAGGCTCAACAAGGTGGCTTGATGAGATCTAATTTTGCTCTTGGAACAAGGCCCACGGTACAAGAAAGTGGTCTCGGAGGGCTTCT